CGAGGCCGCCCGGTGCGATCGGATCGCTGGTGACCTTGAATGCTGGGATGGTGAAGTAGTAGGTGTTCTTGTCCTGATCGATGATCGGGAAGGTGAGGCTGACCGTCTCGTGGTTGATGAAGCGATCATACATTTCACCGTCGGCGAAGTAGGCTTCGATCGTGCCAGTGAGGTTCAGACGGCCAGCAGCGATGCCGACCGGGAACTTCGAGCCGATGGCCTGCTGGTTGCGCAGGTTGCCTTCGATCGAGAACTGGATCGAGTTGATCGCGGTTGCCTGTTCGACACCGTTCACGGTCAGAGCGCCGACGTTCGCAGTCGCCGAAACGACTTCGGTTGCCGGGGCTTCGAGCGCGGTATAAGCAGCGCCAGTCAGCTTCTCGGTCGAGGCGCGCTTGGTAGCGCGGCCCATGAGAGTGGACTGACCGGTGACGATCGAGCCGGCAGCGACTTCCATTTCGATACCACCGCAACGCAGGCCGTCCACGGTGAAGAACTGGCTCACGTCTTGGAAGCCGGTTTCGATCGATGCCGATTGCGGCGTAATGTCGGCGCTGTTGCCCGGATTGCGGAGCATCGAGCCCTTGATCGTGATCGGGCCACCAGCAGCGATTGCCGGGACAGCGCGATCCAGAACGAGGGTGTCATCGGTCAGCGAAACGATGGTGTAGAAGCCGCCGTCCGTTGCCGAGCCACCAGTGAAGTCAACAACCGCGAGGGTTGCCGCGTCTTCGGTCAGGACGCCGCCGACCTTGAGGAGGTTGCGAACCGTAACGACGCCCAGTGCCGAAGTGGCCGAGAGAGCAACGGTTCCGGTCGGGCGCAGCGCGTTGATTGCAGCCGCCAGATTGGTTGCGGTTTCGGTGTCGTCCGCGCCGATGTCGAAATCGAGGTCGGCTTCCAGAGTAACGGTATCAACGCCGTCAGACAGCGTGACAGTATCACCGGCGACAACAGTGTTGGCCGTGATGGTTCCGGTCTCGTAGCCGATGCCTTCGACGAAGATGCGCTGACCGGTCTTCAACTGACCAGCAGCGATCGCAGCAGCAAACGGGTTAGCGCCTTCACCGTCGATGGTGTTCGGCGAGTTACCGAAACGAAGGGTGGTCGCACGCAGGATGATGACATCGTTTGCGTCGGCGACAGTTGTGTTCGGAGAACCGGCTTCAACCACCAGCGAAGTGCCAGTGACCACGATGTCGGTGTTTCCACCCGCGAACGCGACGCTGCTGATCTGGAGATAGTCGTTGTTCGACGGGTTCACGAAACCGCTGGTCTTGATACGACGGCCGACAGTGAAGTAGGCTGCCACATCAGCGCCGCTGATGCGGACGGTGTTGTTGGCTGTGATCGAGACAGTCTTACCACGGAACACGTCCCAGTCCATCGGACGCGACCACGCACCCATGAGGGTGCGTTGGAAGTCGAGGTCGGTCGTGCCGGCTGCAAATTCCCAAGCGATCTCGCCGCCCGACATTGCAGCGGTTTCGATGACCGAGGAGATCATGCGGTCGTCCCGGATTTCCTCCGACTCAACGGTCTCCTTCGAGGCCGTGATCGAGGACGTGCGGAAACGACGGGCGCGGGTAACACCTGCTGCCGGGGTCTCGCCCCACGCGTTGTTGGATTCGATGATCTCGCGGAGCGAAGCGCGGTTGCTATCGGCGAGCAGCTTGTTTGCCATTTTGGAATTGCCCTTCTCAGTTATGGTGGAGTGATGCGTCTAAACGCAGCCCCATCCAAAGGGGCGGAATTAAGACGCCAATGGTAAACGAAAATGGTTAACGTGTCAAGCGAGAATGTCGTTCACGCAGCCATAATGTCGGTGTTGCCTAAAATTATTCGCTGATCTGGACAGTCTCAATTGAATCCCGCTGGAAACTCACCCGAACCACATAGCATTCCCAACCCACTTTGGTTTCCGGGTTGTAGTCTTGGAGGACACCGAACTTGTAGCTGGATTGCTCAGCGTCACGCCCGAGTTTGAACTGGAAGATTTCCTTGAACACATCCTGAGCAAGGGCGGCCTTCTTAGTCCCCTTGTCCTTGGGGATGTAAACCGTAAGCTGCACCATACCGACGTAGCGGACTCTGATACGTCCCTTACCTTCACCCCCGACGATGATGGGCTTTGGCCCTGACATGATGTGAAACTCACCATAGATGTCATTGACTGGGATGTTGAACTGGTGATTGGGATAAGAGATCGGGAATCCCAGTTCGTCGGCCCGAGCCTTCATCTTGTTGGTCAGATAGACCCGCTCTGCTTCTTTACTCACCTGAGTATTCCTTGTGCTTTGATCAGCGCGTTGAAGTAGGCTTCGGTGACGCCGAACATTCCGCGAGGCGAACGTGATTTGAAAGGCGGGCCCGGTAGGATACCCATTTCAAGTCCCACGATGTCCGGAGAATTGTTGGTCAGGTAGATCACCCCGAACGGATTGCTCATCAACCCAAGGGTGTTCATGCTTTCGGCGGCCGCTGCTTCGTTCACACCACGCCGGGGTTCGGTCCCCAAGGCCATCTGGTTGGTGCGGCCGGGATCGCCATTATTGATCGCTTGATAAACAACCGGGTTTGGGTTGTTGATCGACCAGATATAATTGCGAACTGCTTGACCGGTGTTGACCGGGGTCAGCGCCTTGATGTGATGGTCGATTTCTTCCACCAGATTCTGGATGTTCTGAGCGAACTTCCGTTCCAGCGCTTCGATCGATGCCATTGCTGCTGCATGGGCCTGCTGCCGGCCTTCGAGACGTGCGCCGGCCATATTAGGTCCGATAGATGAAAACCAGCCACACCGATCCGCCCGGAACGCCGACGACCTTGCGGACATCCCATTCCTCGCCGTTTGCCCGGATCACCTTATCGGTGTCAGCTTGCGGCTCTGCTGGAAGTAGTGGACCGGCGATCACCAGCTTGACATCAGCCATGACCACCTTGTGGTTCTTCATGTCGTCAAATGTCGGCTTGGCGACCAGAGCAATGACATCCGGAACGTCGTTGAACTGCGGCACTGCCGTATCTTCCTCAACATCGAATACACCGTCGGCGACGAAATACTTCATCGTGATGGACTCTGTGAGACCACCCGGTGCTAGGATGTTGGTGAACGCATTGGTCACCTGCTGCTTGATGATGTCGTTGAGTGCCATGACTTAGTGCTTGATGATCTTCTTGGGCCCACCACGGCCGAACGACATAAAGCCGAGTCCGTAAAGGATTTTCGAAAGGTTGGGCGGGAAGCGTTCGGCATCGAGGCGGGCGTCGAACTTGATCATAACCACATCGACTTGTAGCGCCGTGATGTTCGATCCGGTGTTTGCGGTCTCAGGGTCACCGGCCAGAAGATGGTCGGCAAGCTCAGCCGTAGCAACCTTGACAGCCAACGGCACAACGTTGTCTTCGATCAAGAGGCCTTCGCGATCTTTGACCATGACGCGAGGCCATGCCCGGCCGCTGGTGGGGTGGGTCTTTTTACCGAACCACTTGACGCGTTCATCAAGGATGCGGCTGGCCCATTGGATCAGCTTTTCCTTGGTCTCCACATCAACGATAAGGCTCCACTGTGAGTGGATGTTGACACCCAGAATTTCATCGACCTCTTCGACCGATGCATAGGCATTCGCGGTGACCACACCGGTGCCATCTTCAACTACGAGTGCCATGGGTTGCTCCTGCTTGTTTATTCCGGTAAACCCCGTCGCCATTCATCTTGGTTTTCAATCGATGACAATTTGCGCACAAGGTTTGTAGGTTTTTGGGATCATGGTTGTTATGATCTCCATCAATATGATCCACATCGAGTTGACAGGGGTCTTGTGGTATAAAACCACATTCCTCGCACTTGTCCTTTTTGTGGCTTCTGTAACTACTTCTTTTCCAATTTTCCCAGTATCTTTCTGGGCGCTTGCTTGGCTTCTTTTGTGGATTTCTTTGGTGAGTGCATTTTCCGCATAAGGATGAAAATTTAGTTTTTCCATCTGCTCTTTTACCAGCGCTTCTTTGAGGTTTTTCACCACATTCGATACAGATACCACGGACTGTGTTGGGTTCTGGTTTTAGGTGCTTTCCCATGAGAAAGTCCTTGAAAAGGAAAGGGCTTGGCAAGCTAATTGCCTGCCAAGCCCGGAGCCGCCTTAGCGGTATTGATTGTTGATTATTCGCCCGTTGCGAGTTCGATTGCCTTGGCAACGAGGCCGTCGCGACCTGCCTTGTGGTGGGGCTTGAAGTCAGGGAAAGCGCCTGCCAGATAGACCACCACATCTTCACGATCGGTCATTCCAGCGAACTGCTCTTCGGTTGTGAAGATGACCGGATCGGTCAATACATCTTCTTGTTCCGATCCCGGCGTTTCGCCGCTGGTGCTGCCTTCTGTCCCTTCGCCTTCGCCATCTTCGGTTTCACCGGTGGCATCAGCTTGCCCGCTTCCTTCGCTGTCAGCTTCGGCATGGGTTTCTTCCTTGGTTTCGACCGGTGTTTCGGTCTTGATCTCAGCGGGCTTTTCAGCCTTGACCGGCGGAACAGTCAGCGGCGACATCGACCAGCCACGGTGGCTGCAAAGGTCGCGTGCGTTCACACGGCTCATTTCGAACGGTTCGCCCTCAGGGCTGTAGACCGTCACGGTGTTCGGGTTCTGCATGGGTTACTCCTAAGTCTGGGTCGGGCCGAAAAGGGCCGGTGTTACCCGGCCCTCTAAGACTTAGCGGATGATCGCGCCGCCGATGAAGGCAACGAAGTCGATCGACGGTGCAACGCCGGTCACGTCAACGGCGATACGCAGAGCAGCAGCGTCGGGAACCGACTTGCGGACAGTATCGATGTCAACG